TTTGTGTCAACTAACTAACGAAAGGAAGGAGGAAGGCGGGGGCGGGGATCAGTCCTGCTTCGCATGACGCGGTATTCCCCGTGTCGCCTAAAGGCGACAGTCCCCTGCCGCATTCTTTATGGATAGATACGATACGACGCTACATCCAGCGGCAGCGGCCGGATGTCTACTCCGGGGACTTCAGTCTTAATCTTATCAAGCCATTCCGGGTCGCTTTCGTATGACGTAAAAGACGGAGCTAGCTCGTGCAGCATTTGCGTGCTATTAAGGCCGGCCCCGAATTCTATCACACGCGCAGGCTTCTGTACGCTTATTAGCGCACGTAGGACAAATCTATGAGACGGCCTAAGAGTGTTGATTTGCATTAATACTCTCCCGTTTCCTCAAGCGTATCGCCGAAGTTGATGCCGTACAGGAATGGCATAATGGGATTAGCCCCACGTCTACTGCTGGTAGCTCCCGTCGCGGCGGCACGCCTCATCTGACGTACTAGGTCGCCACCTAGCATCTTCATGGCCCAGTCAGGCTCTAGCTGCTGTAAGTGCTGATCCATGCCGGCAAACACCGGTTTGTAGACGATCGGCTTCATCCCGGCGGCCTTAAGTTGATTGTTCATCGCCGCAAGCTTATTTGCCGCAACAACATCTCCATACACGAAGTCATCGGCGTCACCGGGATCTTCTATTTTAGCAAAACGAGTAAGGGCCCCGACAAGCACTTCAATGTAACGATTGTCGGGCGCGGTCTTGCCATAGGCCGTAGATATCTGCTCTACCAGATAACGCTGAAGTTCGCGCAGCCCACGATACTTCAGCATCTCCTGCGGGTCCATATACCCATCCTGCAACTGCTGACCCCGCTTGACGGCATCTCCCGCCTTGACGTACAAGTCCAATCCGGGGCTTGCCACTATCTCTTGCCCATTATCCATGGTCAAGATCCTCGTTCCGGATTTGAGAGTGTTGATAGACTTGATCACCCCATCGCGCGGAGCCATGGCTGCCTTCTGCCCAGCAGGCGCTCTCCCGTTGAGTAGGGGCCATATCATATACAAACCCTCTATCTTCTTAGACGCCCCTGCAGCTCCTGCTTGGTGGAACGACTTCAACACCAGTTGCGTCGCCGGCTCGCTGAGGGTCTGTGCGGAAATGGCGCCCATGTTGGTTCCAACAGCAGGCTTATCCGCACCAGGGAGCCTCCCGAATTCTTCCGCATATAACCCCTCGGGGGCTGATGTGGTAAGCGGAGAGCGCACGTTGAACTGCTTCAACCCCGCCTTCTGAGCAGCCACCACCATGTCTTGCGTCACCGGTTGACCAGCCCTGCCGATAACCATCCCATTAGGGGCAATGGCATCCTTAGCAAGATAGCGATAGAGCACTGTGGGATGTGACACCTCATAGTCAATACCAGAAACCACAGCAGGCTTGCCTGGACGTACGGTCACGCCCAGGGCCGCTCTGGTTAGCTGCTTGCCAAAGTATCCCGGATCCCTCACCTCGATAGTCTTGCCCATCTCGCTAACCCTAGACCCCTTGGCGGCAGTCCAATAGTCAGGGAAGTCCATGCCCTCGCCATAGCCAGTGCGCAATAGCTGCGGATAGGCCTTGCCCTGGAAACCCGTAGAATAGATGGGGGAATACAATATCTGAAGCACATTGCTCCAACTCCCCTTAGCACCCGAATCAGCCAACACCGCCATGGCGGATTTTGGATCCGTTACCTCCTTGAGCTTGTTTATTACACGCTCACGGATTTCATTAAAATTAGCCGGTGGTTGCCCCATGGTAGGTAAGGAGTTGATCTCGGTCTTGTTCTTGATGGGAATGAAATCGTCTAGCTTATAGGAAATCGCAGTCTTGTAGCTGAGCATGTCGCCCAAATCCTTAAGGCCCTGTACTGTGGCCTTGTAATCCTGCGGGCTTTCGTCAGCGATGCGATTAAGGGTTGCGACCAGCGCCTTGTCACTCCACACGGTGTCGTAATTGCGGAACCCCTCGGGGAGCTTTTCGTTGATCATAATCCTAGCTGGCGAGGTGATTTGATTTCCCACCGCAACCATATCCGTCAGCCCTATCTCGTCAGCCCTAAACGCCTCGAGTGCGTCGGAGAAGTTATTGTAGCGTTTGCTCGGCCTTGCGTCACCCGCCATGGATGCACGATATAGTCCCGCGATGGTGTCCTCTTCCGGCTTAACTAGAACACTGTCCGGCCCGTATTTGATCACGTTCTGCGAAGGCCGCATCTTGGTCTTGGCCTCACGCACTGCCGCGGGAGTAACCGGAACGGTGACCGACATTTGGTCGCCGTCGAAGTCGGCGTTGAAGCCCTTAGTCACCAATGGAGGTAGATAAATAGCCGTGCCGGGATACTTCTTGGCGTTAAAGGCTAAGTAGTTATATTTATGCAGCTTAGGGTCGCGGCTGAGGATGAGGGGCCGCTCCGCCATCTCCTGATCGAGAGCGTCTTCCGCAACCTTGCTGCGATTGTCGGTTAGCGTTTTAGCTCTCAGCGCCGGCATGCCGTTTTGTACTAGACGCTTGATGATGAAGGGGCGGTATATCGTCCACGCAATCTCTTCAGGCAGCCTAATCTCATCCATGTCGAGCTTGGGATCGTCCATGATGACTGCGCGCCCGCCCAGAGCTTGACGCTTAGCTAGCATCTTGCTCTGGAAATATCCCGTCCGCGGAGTATCGCCCTTAAGATATTCCAGAATACCCTTTGCCATCCTAGCCTGGCTTGCGTCACCCTTCTCCACGCCTTGCAGTTGGCCTATAGCCTTGTATGCATCCTCTCGGAGAGAATACATCCACCGGCGCGGCAACCCCCTCATGTCCTTGAGCGAGTTGTTGATACGCCCTATGTTTTGATAGAAAACAGTCAAGTCGCTCACGCGCAGCTTGTCGTCCTTAGTCATATAAACCGGCCGGTAAGCTGGGGGCAAAACGGGGAGCTTGCTCATCATGTAATCAGTGGGCTGCATCCCAGCGCGCTTGAGTCCCGCTAGAAACTTGAGCTTCTTGACAGCCTTATCCCTTGAAGCCCCCCTTAGTGTCTTGATCTGCGGGACTAGCTGCTTAATGGTATCGTCACGATCTATCTTGCTAAGCAGCCTAGCCATGGCATTGCCGCCTATCATAACGCCAGGGCCGTATGGCTTGATATTATCCTCGCTATCTATGCCTAGCCGGCCAGAAACGAGGCCCATGAATTGCTGCTTGCTAAGATCGAGCAAAGATCGTATCGCGTCTTCATACATCGGATTGGGGAAGCCATCAGCCAGCGAAATATGCCCCCACTTAGTCCCAGACATCCCGCCGAAGATCTGTCGATCGTATAGCCCTCCAGGCTGAGGGGCGAGGAACTCATGCGAGCCAGGCTCGCCTATGCGCACGACGCGTCCTGGATCGGGGACTTCTCCGCCGGACATTTTTAGCACGTCTCGATCGGTCAGGGGGACTAGGCGCAGGTCGGGGCCCTCCTCGCGGATGTTAATCCCCGCCCCCTTAAGCATATTAATGAGCTGATTATACGCGAAAGTAGTCTTGGGCGCCGGGACGGGTTGACCCATCTCTAGCGCGCGCCAGTAGTCGTCATTCCACTCGCTCTTAAATGTGGCGGTTTCTTTTAGCACATTGCTAGCGCCATGGCTCAGCATTGAGAACAGGCCCAACAGGTCCTGCTTAGGCCCCTTGTGCGGCCGGCGTGAGGCTAGTTCGTATGGATCCTCTCTGCTCCTAGCGCGCAGCGCCTTAAACGACTGCTGCTTCTGTTTAGTAAAATACTGCGGGCCGACATATATCTGGCCAATAGGCTTATTGTTTTCATCATACAACATCTCGGTGTCTGACAAGCCGCGCTTGCGCAGCTCTTCCTTCAACACCGACGCGTCGATCTTGCTGTGTAGGTTGGGGGCGTTGAAGGGCTTGCCGTCATACTCGGCAACCTTGCCCGCGGCAGTCTCAAGGATCTGCGATATATTCATCCGCGAAGGCACCGCCGCCGGGTTTTGTATCACATCCAAAGGCCGCCCGGAGGCATCGTGTGGCATTTGGTCGTCGGGGATGATTGCTACAACAACACCCTTAGCGCCCGCCCTGGTAGAAGCCTTGTCTCCCACCACAAGCGGCTCTTCAGTACGCACCCATACCTTGACAAAATCGTCTCCACGGACCACCTTGACGACACGCCCTGGCACATCACGATCCCATGCGTGATCATTGCGAGTCAGTGGGTTCTTGAAGACTGACGAGATGTTGCCGCGCAGGATGTCGTCCTCAGTTAGGGCACGCTCGCCCATTTTGAGCATCAGGGGATCGCCAGGCTCAACAATCGCGCCCTCGCGGACTACACCGTCATCATCTAGATTTGCTAGCTGCGCAGCGTTATAGCTTCCAGGGTAGTGCGCCACGAAGCGCTTCTTGGAGAGTATGTCGCTACGAGCTACCCCGTGCTGCATCTGGTGGATATGCTCCGAAGTGAGCTTCTTCGCCGCACTCTCAGAGACGACTAAGCCATCCATGAAGTTCAAGCCCTTGTAGGGCAAGTACCCCACCCTAAGGTTAACCCCAAAGGCTAGCTGGCCGTCTTTGCTAAAATTATTCTCAGCATAGATAGCGCCATCGCGCAGCACGTCTCCGGGTTTAACCGTCGGCTTGTAATCTAGAAACGTAGTGCCATTCAGAGGGAAGGCGTTGTAGAAGCGCAAGTTGGCCTTCTTGCCATCAGACGTTAGCACGTTGATGTAATCGCTGCCCACAGATACGACTTTAGCCCCATCGAGATGGCTAGGGACCCTCAGGTTGGTCAACTCATACATGTCATCTTCGCCGTATTGGTCCTTATTATCCATGCGGCCGATGAATGACTTGACCAGGGGGGCTTCGCGATACTTCAACGGCAAGGCCTGCTTCATCTGGTTGCCGGTGTAATTGGCTCGCACTGGAGAATTGTGATTAAGAAATGGCAGCACGTTGATCACTTGATTAATAGTGGCCTCCGGCGTTTCATAAGTCCAATCCACAGACTTAGCCGGGACTTCTTTGATCTCGCCCCTCACCAAGGCCTTCACGACTAACGACTTAGGAATCATCCTGCCGTCTTTAAGCTCGAACGACCCCGGAAGGGCCACTACCTTGTCATATGCCTCTTCAGGTGAAAAGCTAACCGGCTTGCCGGTCTGAGCCTCTCTCCCGCGAGCAACTAGGCGCTTGCCGTCCTTATCAGCCGCGCGGGCCATGAACATGTTAAGCCCCACCCTGCCGCCCGTGGGCGACTGTATGGGGTCGATAAAGCCCAGATAAGTGTCGTCAATGCCCTGCGTTTCCGGAGACACCGAATGCGTTGACGGAATACCGCCCTCGCCCATTACGGTGAACTCCCTGCGGGCAGACCAGATGTCAAATGGGTTGACCTGCTCTGGGGTGCTAGAAAGCTCATCAAGCAAGAACTTCATGCGCACCGTGCCGCCAAGCGTAACCAACGGACGACTCACTATCGACTCAATAGCCCTGTTGGGGTCGTCAAGACGCAATCTGACCTTCTTGGATATGTTGTTGGACTGCTTGCCAATAGCTATATCTACCATGTCGTCTATGCCCAGCGGGACCTTAAAATAAAGCGCATCACGCCTGTCCGGCTTAGCGCGTCCCGCGCTGACATCAAGCATCTTCTTGCTCACCTGGAACAGTAGTTCGGGGGATAGCGACTCCGCCTCGCGGCCCACGGTAACCTTAGTAACCCATGGATCGACAGAGCTTTGGCTAAGAGCTTCTTTTAGATTAGCTATCTTCTCTTCCGCGGGGACGCCCTGAGGGGCGTAGGAGAACATCGTAGCATATAGGTTGTTCAGCACCGTAGCCTTTGTTTTATCAGAGGCGTGATTGTCATCAACAATATCCTGGCCCCACATCTTGACGAACTGCTCACGGGGCACGCCTAGCATTTCCAATACGGCCATGAGGGGGAACTTGCGCGCGCCGACGTGGAGCGAGAACATCGAGGTGTCAGGATTGAACTTAACCTTCATATTCTGCCGCGTGGAGGTGTTGATAAATGCCTGCACGCCATCAGAGACTTCGGTAGTATAAATGCCCGGCTTAAGCCTTAGCTGGCGCTTAACGGAATACTCCTTGCCGCCCATGATGAAGGTGCCACGCTCGGTTAGGGCTGGGAGATGCATCACAAGGCGCTGATTAAGCCGCTCGATTTCCTTGCCGTCGTTGTCATATAAAACAAAATCGGCACGGACAGGGTTGGTAAAGTCGCGGTTGTAGTATTTAGCATCTAGCTGCTCCTCGAGGGCCATGCCGACGTTAACGTTCCCTACGTCTATGTTTTCAATACGTAGCTTGCGCGTTTTACCATCGACATTAAATAGCTCTTGCAATCGGCGTTGTATGACATTAAGCAGCTCAACGTAGTCAGAACGCTGGCTTGCACCTCGTCCGTATTTGGGCAATTGATGTCCTCCCATGTAGTGATTTGCAATATCTAGTATAGGCAGCAGACCGCGGGGGTCAATGCCAATATCCCGCGTTATGGGTTATAAAGATCATGAGTGTAGCTCGTGCATTTCACGCAAAGGAGTATGTAAGTGACGTTCTCTGTCGCCTAAAGGCGACAGCTTCTCAGCCAACGCTCTCCCCAACGGGACACGTTACCGGCTGACCGCTCCGTCCGAGCGGGTTGTTCAAAGCCAAAGATAAAATATTTCGAGCCGCGTTTACGTCTCGATCAAGGACTAAGCCACAATAAGGACACTTATGAACACGAACCGACAAACTTTTTGGAACAATACTCCCGCATCCGCTGCAAGCCTGGGTTGTGTTGGACGGGTTCACGGCAACAACTTGAATACCAGCACTCGAAGCCTTGTATTCAAGCATTTGCCGAAACAATCCAAACCCAGCATCATACGAAGAAAGGGAAAGATGTTCATTTCGATTCATAAATCCGAGAGTGAGATTTTCAATTGCAATCAGATCATTCTCAGCTACCAATTTATTACTGATTTTGTGCAAGTAATCTGCACGTTGATTAGAAATTTCTTCATGCAATCGAGCGATCTTGCGATAAGTTTTCTTCTGTCGATTACTTCCTTTGATTTGACGAGAAGCATGACGTTGAAGTTTGCGCAGCTTTGCGAGGCTCTCTCTGAGCCAACGAGGGTTCTCGATCAACTCACCAGTGGAAAGAGCTGCAAGCGTTTTCAATCCAACATCAATACCAACCTGCTTGCCGGTTTGTTCAATCCGCTTTTCAGAATTTGGAAGTTCAATCATCAAGAAAACGTACCATCGTTCGCTATAGCGTTTGATAATAACATGTTTGATATTCGCTTCTTCAGGGATTGCTCTGTGATAACACATTCGCATTTCGCCCACATTCTGAATATAAAAGCTCATGCGACCATGCTCATTCATTCGCAGCTTGCAACCGTCTCCGTAGGTATATTCGATGCTACTGAAGCGATTGCGGCTTTTGAACCTCGGAAAACCTGGCTTTTCTCCAGACTTCAAGCGGCGAAAGAACGCGGCAAAGGACTTATCCAGGCGCCGCAAAAGGTGTTGCAAACTGGAAGCATTGACCAGTCCGAGGGTATCAGGGTTATTTCTGCGGATATCTCGAAAACGCGCCCACTGCGATCCGTAGCCAATCCCCTTACCCGTTTCTTGGTAAGTTGTAATCCGTTGTTCGAGGGCAGCATTGTAAACCAACATGGATTGCCAAAGCAAAAAGTCCAGGCTGTTCAATTGCTCATTGTTCGGACGAAGGAGGTATTTGTAGGTGCGCAACATAATCTAACTCTGTTTCTGCATTCCAATGTACCGCTTGACGGTTTCGTCGGAGACGTGGCCTATCGATCCAACGTAGTAACTCCTGCTCCACATACTCGGCAGCCTGGAGCACAGTTGCGGAAACTTCTGGCGCAACATTCGGGAAGTATAACCTTTAAACTGGTTGGCAAGGCGTTGCGGAGCTTCTGTCGGATCACTCTCGATAAAAAGATGAACGTGGTCTGGCATGATTTCAAGCGCCTCAATCGTCACGTCCAACTCCTGCGCTTTCTGGTACAGCAAGGAGCGCAATTCTTCCGCAATATCGCCTATCAGAACCTTGCGCCGATATTTTGGACACCATACCATGTGATATTTCAGAGAGTAAACGCTCCCTGCATTGCGCCGATAACGTGTGTCACTCATAAAACAAATATACTACAATATTTGTTTTATGTCAACTATCTAATACAAGAAAGGTGAAAACGGGCTTCCTCTGCTACCTGAAGGTGGCAGTCCCCGCCCGGAATTATTATGGAGGCCATGATGAAACATCTTGACCCGAAATGGATTCCGCGCCTAAAGCACGGCATGTTGGTTACACTGCCCGACAGCGTCACAGGTGCGGTTCGCCCCGGCCCCCTCAAGGCATGCAGGGTGCGCTCGGACTTTCAGCTCTACGTTACGCTGCCTGCACGAGATCAGGGATGGAGGCATATCATAGTGTCCTGGCAGGAACATCAGGAGGGGCAAGACTATACAACCGACCCCTTCACTAAACACGAATACGCCGTAGCCACCCAACGCGCCCTCATGGGACTAATTATGGCCCTGTGGCGTGAGGGGGCGATATCATGACGAAATATATGCCCTCTAGTTGGGTCCCGCGACTCTTCGAGGATGATCTATACGACGCTGAATTGACGGTATGGACGGTGTGCTTACCCCGCAGCGTACGATGCGAGCTGCTTCAGAGGCCCAGGCTAGAAAACCGACCACCCTATAACTCCGCTGATGACATAATATCCCTTTTCGGCGAGGAACTCTACTGGGACGATGATTTGGAGTTGGAGGGTGAGCCCCAGAGCGGCATGATGTATTGGGAGCACGACCTTGCAATTAAAGAACAACGCAGGCTATCAGCGTTAATGCTGCTGTATTGGAGGAAGTACTATGAGTGATAACACCATGCCTGTCGATTGGATCCCACGGCTTTGCAAAGACCCTTCATACCGCGGGATGCCAAAACATGTGGTATTTCTCCCCCTCCGCATATACAATGAACTGCGCGCGAGACCGCAACTGGCAATCCGCCAGTCTCCGTATTTCGAGCGTTGCGAGCGCGGAATGTCACTTGCCGGCAATATCTCAGGAGTATATTGGCGAAACTGGACCACAACACGCAACCCCGACGGGACACATGCCGGCGACATCGTATATGGCACCCTAAGCTACTACGACGACCACGCTCAAGCGGTCGCATCTCAGCGCCAGCTGTGTGCCTTAATGCTGGAGTATTGGCGGAGAGAACAATAACGGCGATAATGCGGTATATATAAAGCGAAGCCAGCTTAACGAAGGAGGACCCATGAGAGACCCGCTACTAGTGATGCCGCCGATCACGCTGCGCGTATTTACGCGTGGCGAGTTAATGTATTGCAGCACAAAATGCGAGCTGCGCTCCGATAGCGGATATTCATGTAAGCTAGGCCTTGCCCAGCCCATCGACGCAGCCGCGGGCGGGGATTACGTTCCCATGCTCAAGCCAGGCGAGCGTTGCCCAATGAAGAGCGGCTCTGAGCTCAGTCGCACCGTAGTACTGACTCTGACAGAAGCCGCCGCTAGCCAGGTGTGATAACACACCATCCAAGGAGGCATCATGCCGGATCCCGAAGTCATAGTGGTAGAGAAACTGTGCTTTCCCGTCGAAGTCACCAATCCGATCGATCCAGAGCGCACTATGGACGTTATCGAAGTATCGCAGGAGGACGCTGAGCTGCTGGGCCCCGACGACGCCCCCTGCGATGTAACAGTATACGACTACTACCATCTGTGTTACGTCCGCGTCGTCCGCAGAGAGTGCGGAATGCACCCGGGATGTTGGCACGAGATGGTCGCGACCTTCGACCACGGCGGCGAAACCACCGACAAGCCAATTGCCCTAAGAAGGATGGAGTAACATGAAGTACGCCCTGAAAAGCATTGTCGAGGGAGACCCCTCGAAGGAAGAGCGCACGCGGTATCTAACCGTAGGAGAGATGGAGGAGCGCGGACCCGGCTTCGACATCAAGCTCTACATCGTTCCCTATGATATGCAAGCACTCGTCGACGAGCGACGGCCCGGAAGCTACCGCATCGTGCGGCAGAAGACGGAGCGCGAGCGCGCTGCCAATCCGGAAGGTTATCCGGACTTCTATCTGGGGAGCATGCAGACCACGAAAGCAGGAGACAAGTTCCTCCTGCATCTCAACATGTTCCCCGACCTGACCATCCTGGCGGCAACCATCGACGACAGACGTGGCGGCAGGAGTGCACCACCACCACGCCCGACGCAGCCACGTCCAGACGCCGCACCCGACGAGGGTGACGGCTACGACGACGACATACCGTTCTGACGATCATGCTCCTAGCGGAGGGGAAGCCCTCCGCTAGGAGACTAACTCCACAACCAGGCCCAACGGCTTGGATTCTTTTTTAGTCTGCTCAGGCCAAGAAGATGATACGTCAATATATTGACGGTCCTTAAACTCCTCCTTCTTGCCATTGTTCCACGAGTCTACCGGGGTGTAATAGCCTACAACCCTTGAATATACGAGCGCGCGCACGGCCTTGATTTTTGCCATCTCGCCTCCAGACGAGCAGGGCCGGCAAATGCCGGCCCCGATGGGTAATGCGACTAACTCTTAGAGCTTGTGCCTGTTATACCATTCCCGCCATCCAGCGGGTTGAAAATCAATCTCCCCCTCGGTCATTAGCTTCCACTCGAAGAACCTGCGACGGACTAGCCCGGGAAGTCTAATCCTTTTCCCGGTGGCGCGATCCCTGCCGGTGGAGTATTTGTAGAAGACATTGCCTGCCTCAGCATCGGTTGCTTTGCACGGCCACGTGCCGCCAGTAATGATCCCCGGCCCGGCGTTGTATACAGCAGACACCAATCCGGCGCGTGTCCACGGAGGGAGTAGATCCCACTCCTCCGTGCGCCACTTTTTACCCGGCTTGGAATTCCACGCACGCTTAGCTTGAGGGACGTACTTTTCCTCAAGCTCGTCCACTAGATACAACGCGGCTTGATCTTTAGTCCATGGATACGGCGGCTCTCCACCTACCACAACGTGGCCATACCCAACGGTGGGGATGCCCAACGGATCCGGCTTCGGTTCTGGCTCGAAAGACTCGAAGTGCTTGATGGCCTCTACCATGATGTCACGATAGAGATTGTTATCGTTAGCTTCCTTAATCAAGCGACGCAACTCCTCTAGCCCACCATGAATCAGCTCGGCATACCGGTCGCGATAATGCGCTAATATATCGAATAGATCCATGGTCAGTTAATCACTACGCGGTCAAACGGATCATATATCTCCGTCTGACGCCACGCCGGCTTGACGTGCATCTTGGTCTTATACGGCTCCAGCGCGGCAACCGCATCAGCCAATTCACTCATGCTGCGATTAGTCACGGCCGAGACTAGATTGTCGTACAACAGCTCAATTGGCACGCCACTAGGAATGGAGTATAGCGTGAAGTTGAAACGTATCGTGCGCGCGTTGGGATCCATAACTGGCGGCTTAGTACGCACATACGTATCATGCACTATCTGACGCGTGCTCGACATTTTGCTCTCCCTCACCGATTAGCCTTGCCATTACATTATAGATGCTTCGCAGCACTAACGCAACATTGTCCAACCACGCCTTGTTGTGCTTGGTATCCAACGACATCATCATCGACAGCGCCTGCTCATTGCCCGCTAGTGTTCCAAAGGCGCCCATCAATTCATCGACATGATAGCGCTGTTTAGACTCTTCGTCTAAGTTAGAGTAATGCAGCTCGGCAATATTGCGTGCTATCCCAGCGCATATAGCGGCTGCCAGGATGGCGTCTACGTGGACTAGCTCATTACCCACGGAAGTTGCCCCTAATCCACTCACGCTTGGCATGGCGGTAAAATCTACGCACGTCATGATGCCACGCTTCGCGATCCTCGTCAGATAGCACACTCCAAATGGAACTCACATACGCACGGATAAGCTTGGCGCGTCTCCCGCTCATAGCACACCTCCTTGTCGAGGAATATATCATCTCCGGATTAAATCGTCAATAGGGGGTGTGCTTGCGTTATAAAAGAAGTGAGGGTATATCAACAACGCCGAGGGAGGTGAAGTGATGATATACGATCCTGACCGGACGTCCGACGACCGCCTGGCAGACCGGGCGGACGATGGATGGGTACGCGGGGGCGATGACGACAGACGGTCATCGCCCCGGGACGACCGCCGGTAACAAGAAGGGGCCTGGTGGGACTACGGTTCTGCCAGGCCCCGCTCTCTCAACATTTCTAGCGCTTCGTTTTTTAGCTGCCGGATACGCTCGCGACTTAACATGCGTATCTGCGCAATGTGCTGCAGAGTCTGGCGCTGACACCCTATTCCGAAGAAGCGCCGGATGATGTCACAATGCATCTCCGGCAATTCATCAATAGCTTTCAGCAGGGCGGGGTCTAATACTTCAGCAGGCTGTTCACCGTCGTCACCGTTGACGTCCTCGTAAATAGTAACATCCTCCGCCGACACAACCGTGAAGGCGTTTTTAATCGCCCCTACAATCTCCGGCTTTATCCCGCGCTGCTCGGCAAGGCGCTCCTCCGTTAAGGAGTAGTCGTTTTGCTTTTTAGACTCGGCGTCGAGATCCCTATGCAACGCACGCACCATGTTGATTTGACCGGCGGGGACGTGAATCATCGGCACCATCTGATTGAGGTACTGATGTATCCTATAGTCAATCCAGTAGTTAGCGTAGGTGGTAAAGCGCGTCCCGTTAGAAGGATCGAAGCGATTAGCCGCCTCTATTAAACCCTCAATAGCGGCTCCTATTACGTCCTCTCGCTCTGCCTTCCACTTGGTGTTGAACTCGCCTGCGATCTTGATAGCGAAGCGCATGTTGGCCATGACGAGATCATCGCGCGCGGCTACGTCACCATGCTGTATGCGGCGTCCCAGCGCTACTTCTTCATCTGCCGTAAGCAACTCGCGCTCGCCTATGGCGTCACAAAGACACTGGCTCATATCATTCGTCGTCGCCACGCCACGCCTCCTCAGTCGCCGCTAGTATCGCCTTTGGGTTTTCCAGAACGGGTTCACGGGCGGGCTCGAGTTCGGTATAATATACCACAGCCATGATGCGCCCCGATTTGTCGTCGAAGAAATACTGCACGTCTTTGGAGATATCCAACAACACATTGGGGTTGTTTAATACCTCCTCAAACTCCTGGCGGTGGGCTTCCACTATGAGGTTAAAGGTCCTAACGCGTCGCCGACTAGAAACCTTCATCGCCTACCGCCTTGATTGTCAGCCATGGGGTGAGGTCGCCCAGGAGGGATACCCATGCTATTCATGTAATCCACAAGCTGCTCGTATACTACCGGATCAGACTGTTGCTGCTTCCTTAGGAATTCATCACGCTGATCCGGATCCCATCCAGCGAGAGTCATTGCTATGTCATAGATAGAGTTGCCGGTCTGCGCTATAGGGTTCATATTAGGCATCATGTTCATCATGCCCTGAATCGCGCTCTCACGCTGCGCCCTTAGAGTGCTCCACTGCGCCTGATTCATCCTATCCATGAGGAATAGCTGCTTGGCCTGGTCAGCCTGCATCTGCAACATCATCATCTGATTGAGCGTGTTCTGCTGCATCTGCTGCTGCATGATAATCTGCGCAGCTTGATCAACGGTCATGCCTTGACTCATCATCTTCTGGATGTTACGCACTAGCTGATCCGTCATGTCCTGCTGCTGAGCGTTCATCTGCTGCACCATGATGGCTTGCTGGTCTTCCATCAGGCTGGCCTGATGGCTAGACTGCGCTGAGGCTATCATATTCATAGCATCAGCCTGCATCTGCGCCTTGGCGATGTTTTCAGCCTTTAGCTCTGCCTGCATGTCTTCATAATTCAAACCCTCCATCTCGATCAAGACTTTGGAGGGGATCATCTGGCCGGCCACCATCTGGAATATCATCTGCTTGTGCTGAATGTCATCCAGCATCTTGAACTCGCGCATCTTGACTTCGCACTGAGCGTAATTCAGATGCGACTGGATGATATCCGAGCTCCAGTCGAGAAACTCCTGAAGCTGATCTCTATGCGTCAAGAAGAAGTTCTCGATAATACGCAACGATATCGTGTTACCTGCCCAGGTGGCCTCTCCCGCGATTAGCCCACGCGGCAGGCCGAAACCGAGAAGCATGTCCTCCGTAGCTGCAGCTACTTCTTGAGAAGGAAGGAATGCGCGGCCCTTACCGCCGAAGTATATCTCCTGAACAGGTATTGGCGAAAACCCTATGTAGTTAGGATCCTCACGCTGATGCTTAAACTCCTCGAGGATAAACGACCGCAGGCGATCCTGCATAGCCACTGCAGAGGCATAGTCGGTATCAACCGGAGCTAGCATCCTGAAAGGAGTGATATGCTCGTTAGCCACAGCCTCGCTAGCGCGTTTTAGCGTGTCTAGGAAGTAAACCGTCTTGAAGGCGCATATCAGCAGCCCCTTACCCCACTCGCTATGCACATCGGTCGGGCCTTGCAGCTTGAAGTGATAAACGTTGTTAAGCTTGACGATCTTCTTCTCTCTAATAGCATCTAGTACCGCCATGGGGGTTTCATTGATGACATCCATGTCCCCTTCTTCAACGGCTTCAATAAGCGACGACGGAGGATCCCAGTAGATGTCTTCTTTTCCGCTCCACGGATACGCCTTGATGCGTATTAGATTAATAGGCCACGTGCGCACTATGAGATCGCGCTCGTTAATGCGATGCTCGTCAATGGCGGAAAACACAACCTTGCTGCCACAGGTCGGGCATGTTCCGTTGAACTTGTTGCGCTTGTACGTCAAGTCACTTATGGCATTAGCGCTATAGGAATCCGGTATGATTTCCTCGCGAGGACCTTCACCTGATATGCTAGTCCCCGCCATGAGTGTGTCATCCGAGGGGAAAAGAAGAGTAGTATCTTCACGCTCCTTGCGTTTCTCCTCTAGCGCCTGCGTCAGCTCCGCACGCCGAGCTTCACACTTAGGACACGAAAACTTGCGCTCAACGGGGAAATTAAGCGTGACGACGCAGTTGCCGTTGATGAATGCATCGAGGCCGATAACGATAAGGAGCCGCTTGATGCGCATGACCTTTTCAAATACGTTGCGATAGCGATCCTCAATCGCCGTGGTCTCAGCGTTATACTCGAGATCCGTAACGGCATACTCGGCGAGCTTACTGATGGCCAACCTGACGATGGGGTTGGTATAGTAGATATATAGAGCTAGATCGTGAAAGTCTTCTGCCTTTTCAGGCATGCTAGCCGTGGCGAGATCAATGAGCGGCGTTTTGTAATCCGCCGTCATCAAGCCATACGAGTCTCTCACCTCACTAAGTATCGACGACATACATCACTTCCCTTGTGGCTGCTCGCGGGGCCAGTATCGCTTAGCATCATTGGCGGCATGCTCTAATGCCAACACTTTAACGGTATGCACAGCTACCGGCTCCTCCTCTATCAGCCAATCCGTTTCTTTGCCGTAGGTAGCGCGCATGTAACCCATAATCATATCGAGGACGATGCTGTCGGCATCCTCTTCAGGGCCGTTTCCGGCAGTAGCCGCGGCGAGCAATTTACGCAATGGAGTGTTTACTAGCGCACCTAGATAACCAGGCAGCCAGAGGAAGCCCTCCTTGTATAGCAATACCGCTATCATCGCGGCTACTTCGCCCTCGAACTGGTTCTTAGGCTCGATGGTGCGCATAAACTCCACGCATCGCACTATGGAAGATGGCTCTGGCGTAAGCAACGAATCCGGCTCTGGAGTTACCCCTGAGAGCGCTAGGCATATGTTGGGGAATACCGCCCAATCCTGCCATGGAGCTAGGGAGTTGAAACATACCCTGATGGCCATGATTTTGTTCTTCATGGCTCGAGGTATGTCATCAAACTTCAGGATATCGCCCTGCTGCGCAGTGGCGTCTTCTATCTCCATCCACAATGTCTCCGGCTCGCAAAAGTGCCACACTTGATCCAAGTGATGATCCAACACCGTCACGATCTCGAATGGCGTTGACGTTACGTCCCGCAGCACATCGTGGAGAGATCTCATCGTTATGCCTTACGCCCCATCACGTCTAGAACCACCGTGCGCTGAGGGGCCGCCATGCGCATAAGCGTTCCCTCGGGATCGCTGCGCAGCTTGCCCACCACATCACTACCCAAACGCTCAACCAACAGCGACGGATCATTGACGGCCATGTCGTGCAGCTTGCTGACATCAATGTCTATCCCGCCAATAGATACCGTCTTGGCCGTTTTAATAGGCCAGCCCAAAACAGCATCGACAGGACGCGCAAGGCCTCTATCATGCCAGGAATAGTGCAACTTATTGGCGTGATCTAGGTTGTCCAGCGTAACCGCAGCTTGGGCTGGCGAATACTGCTTACTGGCTACCTTCTCGGCGAGATCGCGATAGGCCATGTAACCATCCATGTTGTTGACCATCGTCGTCCTCGCCATTATATGACCATAGGCGGAGTCGCTGAACGAACGTGCTGCATATTTATGCACACTGGAGTCCTCCGGAATGGTCACGTTCAACTCTTCTGCACGCTTTTCGATAGCTCGCGACATCTGAATCGCATAGGACGCCAACCAATGCCGCGCGTTCTTCTCAACTACCGCGATGGCATGTTGCAACTGCGCTTTGGTGTTGATAGGATAGCGCTGGTAAGTAGCCCCGTTAATGTCTTGATTGATGCCAAAATGCCCCGTTTCCTCCGCGGAGGCCTGCTTCTCCATTATGCTGTCTAGCGTAGCAAGCAACCCCTCCGTCACGGGATAGAAGAAGGAGAGATGCTCGCCCTTTGCATTAGCTATCGCGTTATACCACGGCTCGGACGAGATATCTACGCCATAACGCAAAGCAGCACTCTCGAAGCGCTTTACGATGATGTTAACCATGTTGTAGGGCAAGCGCTTGTAAACCTTATTGAAGGCCGCGATGCTCATCTGCAGATCGGTCTTGCTATTAATGGGATACTTGCGCATCCTGTCGCCGTTGGGCAGAACTAGCACGATGGCAAACTCGGTATCCAACATGCGATGCTGATCACCCGCGTCTCCGCTATGATAGAGAAAATCACGCAACTCGCCCGACGCTTCTGCCACCTTGCGGAAAGCTCCCTCGGAAAATTCGGCATCACCCATGCGCTGGAAATCGTATGCATCCATTACTAGATTCTTGCCCTGCATCTCATCCCTCCGCTCCAAGCATTTGCGCCGCCTGGTTGCATATCTCGCGATTAGTTATCGTATCCCAGCAGGGAGCTCCCGGCTGAGGCTCGTCTTTCTTACCACGCTTCTCCCAATCGCTTATTAGTATAGCGCATTTTGAGCAAGCGTCGGAGCCATGGCAAAAACACGGCGCGCAGCTATAAGGGGTGAAGAATGAGTAAACATTATCGTATTGCCCCACACGCAGTTCTGGTGGAATGACATTGAACAGTGCAATGGTTGGGATGCCCATCGCTCCCCCGAGATGAGCCAACATGCTATCGGGGGCGACGCATAGGGAAGCGCGCTGGCATAGGGCAACCATATCGTAAAGATCCGTCTTGCCGGCCCAGTTGTGTATTTTGGGCATCGGCTTGGAGTCGCGGCCTAGCCATTCGAGATTACAATCCCTAGGCCCGCCTGTTACGATAACGTGTACGTCAGGCGCGAGGGTTGACAATGCATAAACCAACTGCGCCGACCTGCCGATAGGCAGTGATCTATTGATATTGCTGCTCTTGAACTGATACAGCAAGACGCGGTCGCTCGTTTTAATGCCATCCTTGCGTAGCCGTTTATCTAATCCCCTCACGGCACCCCTAGGGGGGACTAGTTCGGGAACCTTTTCCTCCCGAGTGAGATGAGGCAGGCCTAGCCGCTCTGCGAATACATCACACCCGTGTAGCGTCCTCGCTGGCGCCCACGGAAACTCTATGGCATCATAGAAATTGGCGATGTAATCGTATTTTTCAATGGCCAAAGCCGGCGATGGGATGGATAGCGTTTCGTCAACATAAGGCGACATGCTGCCGAGTGGGGTGTATTTCTTGCGCGTTGCCAACCCAATGCGGACTGACGGCATAGCCTTCTTCATGCGCTGTATTAAGGGGAGTATCATAATGATATCACCCGCCCCGCCAGTCCTCGTAAATACAATAGAATCCGTCGGCTTAAGCTCTTGCCCGGAGTATTCTTCAATATCAGCCAGGCGCACATCAATACTTGACAGGGCCTCAGGACACACCTTATGTGCTTGCGCTTGCATGTTGAGAAGGTCGTACCTGGAGTAAAACATCTCGCGCCCTTCGTACTGGCGCATTGATGCATCAAACAGCTTTGGGTGATACGACAGCATAGTAACCACGTACATAAAAGCGCCTCCAAAAGGCGGCGGGGGGGGCCTAAGCCCCCCGCGCTCACGCTAGTCGCTACATATCGTCACACGCTTCGACATCATCCCCCAGACTAGTCTCCACCGGATCGGGCCCCTCACCCGCGGCGTAATACATTCCCTCGTGAGCTGGCTTGTCAGGGCTTATCTTAAGCAGGTATAGCTCCGGTAGCTGACGAAACAAGTCGTTAACCCTGCTCGCAAGCCCATCGTACGCTACGCACTCGTCTTCGTCCTCGTCTTCGTCCTTGTCTTCGTCCTCGTCTTCGTCCTCATCTTCATCGCCAGAGTAATCTATGTCATCTATTGCTTGCGCCAGAGCCTCCGTTGCATCCTCAACCCCACACATGTCAACAAGATCAGTCATCGCGCCGGCGATAACAATCTCAAGATTAGCGCTCCATGCCGGATTCCCGCCGCACACTAACTTGCCAAAAGTATGAACTGCCACTAGATCATGAATTAGCCTAGCAAGAGCAGTAACCGGATCAGGTGGCTCAAACTCATCCATCTGAGAAAGGCTAATAGCATACATGCCCTTAAGCAGGTTAAGAGCATCCTGCGATACCGCCACGCTGCAAGCATGGGTGTCGCGATCGTTGGTCTGATGTAGATCCATCTATATCTCCCTATGGGTTGATATCGTCGAGCGCACGCGCGACGTTAATGGTAAACACCGAGCTGCGCCTAATGTTCGTCGGCGGTGCCCCGTGCATCTTCGCCGGCGGGATTGTAACCGTAATCTGACCGCAATAATACCCCAGCCACGAGTCGTGCACCATTAAATCATACGCCACGATACTATCCGACAAAACCGTCATTTGAGCATCAGCCACAATAGGGTATTCGTCATCAATATTTCGCTGAATGCGTAGCGTAACGTTAGTTGCGGGATCAGTCAGCGCTACAACCTTCGAGCCGTCCTGATTAAACAGCTCAACACGCCACTGAGCGTTTTCGCCTTGGTATAGCGTGCTGCTTAGAGGCCTCGCAATAATCATGACTCCTCCTTAACCGCCGATATATCGGTGTTCTCCACGATTATATCGCTTAGACCGTTTGTCACGTCACGCTGCTCCACCATGCGATCTCCGCGCAATAAGTGTGCCGCAACCACTTCCGGGCTCTCTAATAACATAGACGAAACCGAAAGCGCTAGCCACTCTAGGGCACGACGGCTATCATCAATAGCGTCCCGGTAGGATGTGTATTGCGTAACATGTCCACCAGTCACTAAGCCGTCATCCCCCGGCACCGCCTGATCTATCTTTTCACACCACTGCAGAATATCTAGGAGGCGAGTGGCTACGCTCCGCACGTTTTCTGATTGTCTCTTGTGGTCCGTTGTCATGCTATCGCCTCCTTACAGCAGCAATATATGTTATCCTTCTCCGCGTGTCAATACCCCCCTGATTGCGGTATAAACAATACGGAGCAACCAAACCCTAAAGGAGGAATCATGAAGAAGGCGATAATCTTCAGCACCATCGTCGGGGCCCTCATGGTGGGGGCCGTGGTCCTGGCGTGGAGGCGCAAGCTTGCCGCCTCTGCGTAGCTGGTCGCGCCTCATCGACGGACTGGTGGTGGCATACTACCCGCCGGTCCCGAGAAGGAAGCCGACAGCGCGGCATCCGAAATGCCGTCAATCGCCATCCTCGTCCCCGAGAATCACAAAATCCTCGAATTCGGGGCGAGGAAGCGAGAGGAGTTGCTGGGGCATCCCATCACGCGCTACATCAAGCATGAGGGTGTGGCGTGTTGGATAATGCCCGACGCGCTGCGCGTGTACTACCATCGCGATTGGCTCCAAGGGCTTAACCACGAGGAGCGCCTCGAGGCCGTCTGGGCGGAGGCGGCGCACCTGGTGCGGCAACTCAACCGCATCAACGACGAATCGTGGTGGGAGCGCGTTAGGGCAGCCAAGGCCGCCCTCGAGGATGTTCTAAACGAGATCAACAGGCCCCCTCTATGAGGGGGCCCCCCACTTCACAATGTTATCATCCAGCAGCGCAACCCCGTTTATTGTTTTTACTAACTCCTCAGAAGAGATATCGCCAGGGATGCCGGATGTCTTAATCGCAACAGACGCCTTTCCGGGCAATACCATAATCCAATGCGGCGAACCGGTTAACACCGCAATGGCATTAGCCAGCCCCGATATAGCCTCGCGAGAGCTTAGCCACACCACAACGTCATAATGCCGCATCGACCGGATTGCGTCCAGCGTGGTCGGCCACGAGATTGTATCTTCCGCGTTGAGCACTATGTCAGCGTCGCATGCCTCTGTTTGCGACAGGTTTGCGACAGTGTTTGCGACATACGCCATCCCAATCGTCGTGACGGAAGTCTTGCCCGGCAACTCAAGATCGGCTTCGACAATGTCACTGCGCCTGACCCCATGCGCCAAAATGCAAGCCACGGAGACAATCGATAATATGGGTGAAGACGCGAGTGTGTTTTCCCTTCTAACTCCGCCAGTCTTCACCGCGCGTCCGCCTATGGCTTGCTGGATAGGTACGCTGCGCCTAATGAGAGGAGGAAGAGGAGGAGGAGGGAGAGATACCCGAGAGCTCGGCATGGTTGTAGGATAACGCAAGGGTGAATTCTGCGACATGTTAATCCCCCAAAGGCAGATATATACGGTTGAGATTGCTCTCCACCATCCGGAAACGAGTTTCGTTTGAAGCATCTCGCTCACTATCCGGCACCGATCTGCGATAGTGATGCATGTTGAGCGATACGTAACGATCCATGCCTAAAACGTCATAACACCCCGACACTAAGCGTCTGCCGCCAGGGGCTAGACCGGCACGCTGATTGCGCAGCGTCCAATCGACGTGTTCGTGCGAAAACCACCCGAAACGCTCAGAGTCAAACGCCCCGACGCGGTCAATACACTGCTGATCAAAAGTGATCAACGCACCCTGTATGCGACTAGGACGCCAGTTGACCAGAAACACCCCGTTGTCCAGCCTCAGATCGTTGACGGGGTAGAGATTAGCTATAATCCGCTTCTCGAGATCAGTGTCCATAAAAACGAAATGACTCCACGGGGTCAGCTTATATGCTGCAAGATAAGCCTCATCCCAACCCGGCTTGAACAATAGATCGTCGTTGGCAATCACGCCAAGCCCCGATAGGCCGTTGAAGTATCTTAGAATGCGATTGCTCTGCTCTGCCACTCCCCCGCGCTGAGGGTTGTCTAGTATCTCGACCCCGTAAGTATCATTAGCCCACCCCAATATGTATCGAGCGGCCTCGGCGGAATTGTCGTCACTGACCACTATGCGATAGTCGATATGTGGGCTTTTGGATTCCATCAGCGTTTTAATCGTGGTGCGCAGCATCTCCGGACGGTTGTAGGTAATAATGCCAACGCACAACTCATCACGCACCGCAGTGGGACGATATAAGCGGTGCGGCCATATCTCGGCGTGTAACGCGGCTTGATGCGTCCGCTGATCCGACACCTGCAACAACTCCGACGCACGGCTTATTGAGCCGAGAGACACTGATGCACCAACCAGTTTTTGGCTAATATCTTTGGTATCACCCAGTATCCACTCCGCACGCGTTTCCGTACCCGCACGCCATTGCTTCGGCATGTTGTCGGTATTGCCCAACACGATTAGGCATCTCGAGTATCCGCACAGCGATAGAGCATAGCCCAGCCAATACTCTTCACGCGCCTTAAGCGTGGAATGCGTTATAACTTGCGCGTGTAATCCTTGAGCTTCGGCCGCTGCACGGTATGCCGTGACATCTCCAGACACAACCACTACGCTAATGCCGTCCGACTCGGGTTGCCCATGATTAGCCAAACTGCGCCTCACCCTGTCTATGCGCCACTCCCACCCCTGAGGCCTATTCACCACGGCGCGGAATAGCTCTGTATTCTTTTTGCGCAAAGCCTTATTAGCAGCATCCGGAGACTCGGCGTGGGGCTGATGATATAAAACAATATGCGGCAAGAGTATAAGGTCAATCAGGCCCAGCCTGGACAAGTAATTCAGCCGCTCGACAAACTCCTGCTTGTTGCCGCCCCAGCCGATAAAGCGTTCGTCAAAGCCCCCTAGATCACGCCACATCCAAGTCTCGATGGTCGGGAAGTTCTCCTGCACGCTGCGCACCTTAATCGCCCGACACTCGCGCAGCTTCTCGATGTTGATTTCTGAAAAAGAGCTAAAAATACGATTCGACAGCGTAGCGCGTGTTAACAGGCCTCCTAGACTGAGCTTGTTTTCCATGTAGTCAGCGCTGATTTTGTGCCATTCAGACAGGGAGTTCTCAATACGCGCCAATCGCTGAAATATAGCGGCGTGTCTGCCGTCAGCCAACGCCGAACGATGCGCGGCCAGTATCTCACTTAACGCCCCGGGAGGCAATAACATATCGGCGTCATTGATCATCATCAGCGGTGAAGTGCATAACGAACACGCTAGATTGCGCGCCGCATTGCGGCGGACTGATTCCTTAACGTCGCCTAGCGCTTCGCACTTCACTTCAAACTCGGGGGATATGATATCAATGACATGCTGAATGGGATCTATGCTCACTCCATCCACGCCGAGGCACACCTCGAATTCACTTGCCGGCAGCGTTTGATGCGTGAGCGATCTCAGCGTCCCCATTAGGTTGTGGACTCTGCTCTCCGAAACGGGCATGATGACGCTAATCTGTGGCAATGCGGCTCCTAGCGTAAAACGTTGTGTTATGTGTTATAAATATAACGGTACGTTGGGGTAATGTCAAGTAGACAGAAAGGAGCTACCATGGCCCTAATATCAGTAGGATGCGGATGGGCGCTGGCAATGCTGGCGCTATACGCATCAATACTTGTTCCCGGACACGCCGTAATAGCCTTCGTCACCGGGGTGATGGCTATCATCCCTATCGGAGCCGCCATGCTGATGCAAGATCCACTCGATAGACGCTCGCCGATGTGGATCGCCGCAGGGTGGATACTGGGATTGCTCGTCAATCGGCTACTCACTCCGGGGCTCGAGAGGTACGTTCCTATGGCTCTATACGGTAGCGCAGCTAGCTTTGTGCTGGCTATCGCGCTACACTACATAGAGCGCGGAGTGCCATCGCGATGCCCTGTGTGCGGCAGCAAGTCGCAGCTGCACTCTCAGTTGGAGATGGCATATCGCCAACACGCTCCGTATGTCTTGATTGACTACGGAGAGAAGATATGCCCAACTTGCGAGGCACGTCTACTCAATGCAGCACACCGCCAGGTGTGTGCAAGTATAGAGGAACGCCTCGCGGCGATCTCTCCACGGGAGGAGGAGGAGAATCTCACCCTGCGAGAACCAACCCCGCCACCTCCTAGGTTGATCCGTGAGGGATCGTCAAAACCGGAGAAGACATGCGATACGTCATCATAGCACTTTTGTGCGCGTCGCTAGCAGGCGCGGATGTGGTCCTATCATCCGAACACCTTAGCGACGCCGTGTGGATCGACGAACTGCTATCGGATAGCCTCCACGCGACGGTGACCATCACGGATGACAACATCCACGTCACCATGGATCAGCCATTCTGCGTGGATTATGGCTATATCGCTATCGACAATATCACAACTGCAGTCATAGCAGGCATGTTATATGCCGACTGGAGTTGCGATACCTGCACAATACAGTTCGGCGACATACTCCTGGCGATACCATTCGAGGCGATACAGCGCTCAGACACGTTAAGGGCGCTGGGACACTCCCATATCTACGTGGTTAATGAGCTGCTAGCACGGGCGACTCTTTTTGTGCGATGATCTACCGCTGGGGCGTTGTCCAATTGGCAGGACGCAGGACTTTGGATCCTGTTGGTGGAGGTTCGAGCCCTCCCGCCCCAGCCATCACTCCCAATCGCCCTCCCCAGTCTGGTATAAATGAAATGGAGGGAGGGACTGGAGGTAGTCCCAATGCCCATCTCAGATAAGGCAGAGCGGCTCATAAGGGTCGCCGTGGCCTGGGGCATAAAATCCCTCGTCGGCGAGCACAAGCTCAACGGCACGGCAGTATCACGGTCGTGGAATCGAACCGCATACGACGTGCAGCATGGCGTGCCCGTCGGCGTGCAGAATTCCCTGGTGGAGGAGCGCATAGAGCGCGTACTACGCGACTCTAACCTTCTGCCAGGGGACTGCGCTGAAATGCAGCGCAGGATTCACAACGCGGAAGCGTGTGCGCAGCGTTTCCGCGGAGAAGATCAGGAGGAGACATGAGCAGGATAGCCCTAGCAATGTCTCCCCTGCTCTATCGCCTAGGCGACTGGAAAGCCGGCGCGAGGGCGATAGAGGAAGCCGGCCTCTCCCCGGACGGCCTTGCAGTCTTGGGAGAGGACAAGGGAGCCCAGTTGGTGGCTGAAAAGCTGGGCATCCCGGCGCGTGCGTTCCCCGTCGACTGGAATGACGGAACGTACGCGGGTATGATGCGGAATATAGACCTTCTGCATCATGCCACGGCCTTGGTGGTGGTCTGGCTTGAAGACACGCCGAGCATTCGGCATCTCATCGAGCAAGCCCACCGCAGGGGCATCCCCGTGTGGATAACCAACTACTACACGGGATTGAAGGACTCAATAGCCCCCAAGGCGGGGGCGCAGTGCGCGGACCTATTCGCGAACGTTTAAGGAGGCTCGAAATGAGAGCTATCGTAATCGCCATGCTCCTCGCCGCCCTCGCGGGCGGAGCGCAGCTGAGGTATGACGACCCCAGCGACCCGGATCGGGTGCTGGATACGCTGGGGGAAGTCGTGCTGGTGGAGTTTGCCATTCCACCATCCCCAGAGGTAGCCATCACCCTAGACTCCATCACGGTCAGGGTGAATAGCATAAGCAGGACTCTCGTGTTCTGCTACGTGTTCAACCAGCCCTCTCCGGGCTGCGTACGTTTCCGGGAGGACTATACAGCATACCTTTACCCTCAGCAAGTTGAGCCGGGCGACTCGCTTGTGACGTTCCCGGCCGGCTGCGTAATCCCCCTGGACAACGGGTCTAATGTCCAGGTGGTGTTGGTGATGGGGAACGTGTGGGCGGCCAAGTTCGTAATGGACTCTGCCGCGGTGGCGCCCCCGCACAGCTACCACCATGTCGGGGGGTGGGGCTGGAACTGGGCCCCGACGGGGGGTGACCTCCGGGTGTGGCTAGACTACAACGGGACTATGTCCCTCACCCCAGCCACCTGGGGCTCCATCAAGAGCGAGTTTAACTAAACGGCAAGGGGCGGCGCAAGCCGCCCCTAAGCCACCCTGTTGTTTTTTAGAGTCTGCAGACCCGGTCGAGTCTGGGCATTATTTTTTATCTCACCGTTCGCGGCGGCTGATTCACGTTAAACATCCTACGGAAGAATGCACGCATCTTGTCAAGAAAGGTCTCTTTCTCGTCTACCGGATCCAGCATGGTAGCCCGCAACGCAGAACGAGCCTTGGAGCGAACAACATTCTGCGACAGCGGGTCGAAAAACTCCTGATATATGGCAAGCTTTAGCCGAGATCCATCATGCATGTCATCCCTCCCAAGTCATCTTTTTTATTATATCATCCCAGGCTAAAGCGTCAAGCAAACGCGGAACCCGCGTAATGGCCCACGAGAGGCCGTAGAATCGATTTTACGCATCGCATGGTATCACTACACCAAAACGGGAAGAAAACCCCAAATATCGCACGCTAGGCTACGGAATGGCTACGCCTACGAACGCTGTCGGGCCGTTGCCGCCATGGACCGACCATTGCCAGCCAAAGCCTAGGCGTAACGCAGACGACCAACGAGGAGCTAAGTCGGCAGTTACCCCCACGCCAAGGCTTATGTCACGCGTCTCGCCGGGTTGCCATAACTCTATGTCAACTAGCGGGGTCAGCGGGTGAATGTGCGTTACTCCTAGGAAGTTATTAACGTAAACATGCTCCAGAGCACAAGTCGCACCCCGAAGAGATGGGCCGAAGACGACCGCCGGATCAAAACCCCATCGCGGATAACTAATCCTGGGAGCGCCTAGGGAGTCAATCCATATCCTCCCGCGGCCGTGATAGCCGCCTATATCAAAGCGATGCAGCGCAAATAGCGTTGAATCAACCCTAAACTCCAGTTCGATATCTCCATTGGGATAAATCGTCCCTCCGGATACTTGAGATACCGGCGGGGGAGTCTTGTATCTGATAGTCGCTAGCGGTTTAGACTCCACCTCTGCATGCGTCCACCAGGATGGCTTGGTAAATACCGGCTCGACACGCTCTATGATACTCCCCGCGATGAGCTCGTCCAGCATACCGCGATTACACTTCACGTGCGTTGCCATAAAAAATACACCAATAGCTATGGCGCATATCAGCAGGATGCGCTTAAGCTTCATCGCGCCTGGTTTACCAAACCTGCCTAAACCACAGCAGGGTTGGAAGGCTGCCTTTCTTCAGCCATATTTTCACAGTTCATCCAAGATCGCCCGATTACGGGTCTTACATCCTGTCCCTGTGCGTTTAGAGAGTCCGTGAACCCACTCCGGCCTCTTATGATATTCAATGCTTGCCGTTCTATATTCAAAGCCGCGTTCAAATCTCGATCTACAACATAACCGCACTCACAAATGAATACTCGATCATTTAGCGTCAAGTCATCTTTGATAGCTCCACACGCAGAACACGGGCGACTGGATGGGAAGAAGCGGTCAACCTCTACCAATTCACCGCCGTACCATTCCGCCTTGTATTGCAACTGTCGCTTGATCTCACCAAATCCGGCATCTGCGATTGACAGAGCCATGCGATGGTTGCGTAACATTCCTGCCACGTTGAGATCTTCTACGCCAACAATTCGGTAGGTTTTCGCAATCTCGGTAGTCATCTTGTGCTGGTAGTCTAATCGTCGGTTTGCTATCTGCCGGTGAAACCTTGCCAGCTTTCGTTTAGCGCGATTCCATCTACCGCTTCCCTCTTGACGGCGAGATAGCTCACGATTCAAGCGCCTTAGCTTTCTAAGTTCTGATCTCAAGAGCTTTTGGTTTTCAAACTCTCTCCCATCACTCAGTACAGCTAACGTCTTCACGCCTAAGTCTACCCCAACCGACTTTTGCAGATGCTTGTGTCCTGGCGGCCCTCCCTCTACGTTGATAGCGGCATACCAACAACCTGCATCTTCGGAGATCGTAACCGACTTAATCTCGCCATCAAATCGCAGTTCTTCTGCCATATTGATTGGTTCATTTAGCTTTTCCAACTTGAGCCAATGACCATCGGTGCTAACCCGTGACCCGTCCATTCTGAAAGATAACTTTGACCGCTTCTTAGATTTGAATTTGGGATAGCCCTTTTTGCTATCTCCGTTTTTGCACCGCCGAAAGAAGTTTCTGAAGGCATTATCAAGGTTGCGGAAACCGGTATCAACCGCACACTTGGTTACTTCATAAGACCAGGAAAACTGTTCGTGTCGAATGGCGTTGAATTGCTTTTTCAGAATATAAGCCGATGGCCTTTCCCCAGATTCGTATTGACGTTGCCATTCATCCAGGCCCCAGTTAAAAACAAATCTCGCCGTCCCACAAGCCTGGCGCAGATATTTCTCCTGTTCAGGCGTTGGATTCAATCGAACCTTATGCGCTCTCTGCATCGGAGTTTTCCTTGCGCTTGCGACCGCCTCGCGCTCCATAGATTCTCGAACTAAAACTTACAATGATAGTTAAGATGTCCTCGACCAATTCTTCGTGTTCACTTTTCCCTTCTACTTGTTCAAGGACTTCTACCGTGCAACCCACGCCCTTGAAAAAGCGTTCAATGGTTCGAAAGCCAAAGCGAGTCAGTCTGTCTCTGTGTTCGACCACAACCTTTTTGACTTCGCCCCTACAAGCAGCGTCTATGACCTTAAAGAACTGGCGGCGGTTGTCATTCAAGCCAGAAGCAATTTCATAGCAATCAAGAACGATGCGATAGCCACGCTCTCTGCAAGCCTCGATAAGTCTCTCGTGTTGGCGGGTAAGATTCTCCGCTTGCTTTTGCGTGCTAACCCTTGCATACAAAGCTACATCTTTCTCTGTGACAGTAACTCCATCTGATACAGACAACAGGGCCTCAATCTCTGCGCTGTCATATCTACGGTGCCCACCAACAGTGCGATGGTCAGTCAGCTTTCCATCCCTGAGCCACCGATGCAAGGTGGTCTTGGAAAGTCTGTAGGTCTTCTCTACTTCCGATTGCCTCAACAGCATCCGTCATTACCTCGTTTAACCAGGTCTCGTATTCTTGCTTGTCCGGCAAGGTCTTGAATGGCGGGTCAACCTCGATGCGTTCACCGTTGACCACTACGAAATCCTCACCAATCTCATCTATAATATACATCTTTTCCATATCCTTGTCAAGCGATTTGTTCAGGTTTGGGGAAGAAAAGTCAGTTATTTGGTAACTGCTTTACCCTCCTTGACTAACGCAACGCTGATGTAACCACTGGCATAATACTCCTCACCCTCAGCACCGTCAAGGCTGAAGGTAATAACATCATCAGCGGCTAGGGGAATGGGGGGCGGGGATTGAGTCCTGCTATTATTATACACAAACTCCACCTCCACCGCCGTTGCCTCGCCGTTTTTGGTTGCTGTTATGTAAGCTGGTTGGCTAGGCTGCGGTGCCACGTATCTATTGACAAACACCACTTCGGATAGCATCCAGCCGTCTCCCGGGGCGCGGAATGTGGCTATCTCAGAGTTATCCCACCACGTCTGTCGGCCGTAGTTGGGGGAAATACCACCACTCTGAGGATAAGAGTAGTAATGCCACCAGGTGTCGGTGGCAGGTGGTATCATAAGGTCCGGATGATACCACCCATACGTCTCCGTCCACCCGAAGTCTGGGCCGAGGTTGAGGTGTATCCAGGTCACGCCTGTGCGTGTCAGCTTGCTCGATGTCATCGACGCGGTTACCCTGCCGGGCAATACCGTGCGTGATCCCAGGAGGATTAAACGGCTCGAGCCCATCGGGGTGTAGCGCACTCGCGGATAACACCCGCCATCATCAGTACCCGGAGGGGTAAGGTCACGCTCTGCGTGTGGGGGTAGAATCGCCGGATCAAGGCTGTGGCTGATGCTGCCGTCACGCGCCCAGATTTGCGTGTAAGCCCTGGCGGTGGCTTCTTCCACGTCTGCACCCTCACTACGACTAATACACGCAGCAATCAACACTCCATGCGTGCCCGGGTCGGCTACCGCCTCTAGAGTAGTGTCAATAGTTGCGTCCAAGACGCCAACGGTTAGCTGCCCCAAACCCTCTCCAGCGGAGGCAATGCGACTATCGTTGCGGTCCTGGGCGACACCTGCTCCGCGCACGTTATCCCCTGCGAGGCCAGGGACGAAGACATGGCCCCTGCGTGGGCCCCAGTGGGCTGAAGAACGCTCACGCCAGCCGAGGCCCGACCTGAGCAACAATAAGTAAACAAACGGGCTAATCTCAGGCATGGCGCTAATAAAACTTAGTCCCATCCCGGCTGAATCGTCGTTGTGTATCGCGGAGCGGCTTGCATTGCCGCATGGCTGAGTTGAATCGTCGATAAAGCCGTGATATAGAGTCTTCATGGTCGCCAAGCCGCCGATACGCGGATCTAGCGCAGAAGACGAGCGATATTGCCTAGCCGACGCACGGCGATCTATCAGAACTGGATTACCGTCAAGCGGGTTTTTTATCTCTGCTATCAATAGATCATTAACGGCCACAGACGTTGCGCCGGAGTCTATTAGATACAGCCTAACTCCATCGCGGCGGAAGCCATATGCTGCATCATTCTCGCCATACCCATCCGCCTTATCTAACCTGACGTGCCGCAGCGGTTGATAAGCTAACATCAAAAACTGAGCATTATCGCTGCGCGGGATTGCAATCGACACGGTAGAACTATCGCCGCGGAAGACTTCTCCATTGGGGAAGATTACGTCACCCGACAGCATGGCCACCATGCATTCCCCCGAAGAGCTTGTCGCGGCAGAAGTAGCCAGATCGGGCTTAAAGGCATTGCCGATAAATCCGCCGCCCAACATAGCAACACGCAATGTATCCGCCACGTTAGCGTTATTGAGCGATTGCAGAATAGACAGACTATCCGGGATGGATATCGCTAGCTTGTTTACATGATTGTATCTATTCATGACGCCCAATTCCATCCGTCATCGACATAAAGCATCACCGACATCAGATATGGGCGGCACTCATTGCCTTCTATCTTAAGCTCGAGCAGATTCGCCGCAGGGACAGCCCTCACTGGATCAAACACGACATAAGCCCTACCGGTGTTGCCGAAATTAAGCAAGGGAACCGTCGCGCCATCACGCACCAGGCTAATAGTGCCACCATTAGGAATTAGGTGATTGTCGTCAGGATCTGAATTCCCCCACATCATCTCGCCATCCGCGTTACAGCCCTTAGGCATGCAGCATGATACTCTCGATATGTTCATCGCATGCGTGTCGGTCCAGGAGGCTATAACTGTCGAAGTCGAGCCGTTGGGGATTATCATGTTGGTGGCGTTAATTGTAATGATCCTTTCCGCGCCTGAGCTTATGCCGCCTGGAGAACCGCTGCCCCACTGGCGCACGCTAGGCGTGGTGTCGCATAACACTATTTGGCCTAGCCAGTCGATAACCCTAACCTGCACCATGTAATACGGATTGGTCGGCACAATGGTGTGATATACCGCATTAGCTGGCCCTTCGTAGATAAGATTACCGCGCTCGGCAATTGTGTCGGCCGGAGATGAAGGCTGACTGCTCCACTCGCGGACAAATACTTGGCAAATATACGGCCCCTCAGTGAGTCCGCTTATCACGGGGCGTATTTTGATTACGTTTTTTTGCCGAAAACGGCTGCGATATATAGACATCGAGAGCGGGCCTGGTGGACTCGTCTATTGTCTCACGACGCGCCCCGCCGCGGATTGGCGGCAGCGTGACGGGAAGAGCGATTCTCTGCGCTATTGTGTCGTCAACCTCTGTTATCGAAACCTCATATCTAGTCCCATTGGCACACGGCAACGCCACCTTAACACTCGCCCCATCAGTCGCGGGGTGATGAAATACTTCAGTATCTATGGCCCGCTCGGGTATGGGCTTGCCGCCCAAACCAAGAGGGGTGGCGCGTACCTTGTAATATGCTATCCCGCCCACGCGTTCGGCCTTCTCTACAGAGGGGGCTAGCCAGCTTAGACACAACACCGCGCCGGATACGTCACATGCAACGTTACCCTCATGGTCGAGGGGCACGCTAGCGCCATTGAGTATGTAATTATCCGGCCGCAGCTGCGCTAAGCACGTGGTGCGCAAATTAACGTCGTCAAATGCAGATAGCGCAACGTCGTCATTGTAACAGCTGCTAGTCAGCTCAAGGCGGTAGTTATTGCTGACGTTGGTCATCCGCCACGCGCCAGCGACATCCTCCAGCTCGCATATGACCAGTTCCCCACCACTAGTATCGCGGATTTCAATCGCCGCAGTATCGCGAGTGGCTACATCAACTGAAGTGACCGCCCCGCTGCCGGCTTTGTGGTCATAGGGATGCGAATCGACAGTGGCGTGGGTCAATACGACATATAAGCGACTTGTTTCGCCAGGCTCGGGAAGCTCCATCTGCACGACTTGATTGGTGATGCGTGGGATGAAGACGCTGTAATCCTTAAACACCGCACTGCCCAAGGTGATATACAGCGTATTGGCGTGCAACTTAGTCTCGAATGCCCCACCGGAGCACCTCAAGCCGGGTTTGCGAATCAACGCCCGCCTGAGGGCTTCCGCGTTACGCCCTAGAGCGACTTGCAGGTTATCATACAAATCCCCTAGCGTAGTCATCAACCCATCGCTGATGTGCAGCGTACACAGAGCAGGCCTGACCGGAACGGTAACGCTACTCACGATATCTGCTCCAGCGTGATGGTAACCTCACCAGCAATCATGATGATGCAACCGCGATAACCCGATGGATGTGCCGTTTCGTCAATATCAAACCCTAAATTAATATCTATCGCCCGGTTAGCGTCGAATGATTGCTCCGACAGCATATTACCGGCATAAGATTTAGACGCAGGCGTGACATACCAGTGGCGGTGGTATTTATCATAATCAGCCGTGGGGGGACCATTATTAAAACCGTGCTTATTATTTTGCCACCCGTAAATATCAAGCTCGAGCTTGCCGTCGATTGAACAGTGAACTTTAGATGTATCCGGCACCGAAGAGCTGTCTGCTGGGATAACCTCAAGCCACACCTTGCCGGCGGGGGTCCATGGTATTCCGTTTACGTTATTGACCTTTCTCCGCTCGTACGATCCGTGTGAGATGAAGTCTATTGCCACGATCCTTGCACCTGGAGCTGGGGGGTAAAACGTCCCGCAGTAAACGCTGCCGCTTGCGTTGAATGTATCACTACTCGCATTGATCTTCACCGCGATGGGGAGCGATATCGTGCTGCGCGTGATGTTGTAAGACGCAATGGGCGGCACGCCCCATGGCACGGATTGCCATTCGGAGTACTCCGAACACAACATGCCGGGGGACACCACGCGAGCGCGGAATTGCGGGCTTTCAGACGATTCCGCCATGATCTGCACGTCACCCGCCAGGCCTTCATATACCAAGACCTGCTCTTGATAGCCTATCTCGAATAACGTGCTACTGCGCTTGAAGATCTGCACCTTATACGGCATCGGTATGCCGGCCTCGATCTCAACGCGGAGGTTAACTATTAGCGGGTCGTCAAGCACCCTCTGTATTTCTAGACTAGGAGCGGCGGGACGCTTGAATACCAAATCCGCCCCGGCTAGGATATCACCCGTGGAACACCATTCTCCTGGAAGACGATTCGCACGGATTGATATGCTGCGCACGTCAGCGCAGTATCTTACACCATGCACTGCCGGAAAGGATACTAGATATGGCGCGTTATCGTGTCTGGGCAGGATCAACTCGCGGAAGATAACCGTATCCGACACCTCTCCGGAGGGCTTGTAAGGCCTGCAGCGCACGTCGTAGGCCCATATCTCCGTTTCGGGCTGCGCCGGCTGCCATGATACGTCTAACATAACGTGACTAGCAGAAGCGTTGGCTAGCGACGAGATGGTGTTAGAAGCTATCGCAGTACTACTGCCAGGCTCAGCGCTCAGCGCGGTGCGGCTATGTATCTCCAACGCACGCGGCGCTGGCGGCGGAGTTACGGCCTCGTCTTGTATCAACGTGAAGCTGTTTTTGGATCGCAAGTCCCACAAGATCTCCACCGCGCCACCCAGGTCGATGGTTAACTCATAAAGCGGTATCGAGTGCGGGCCGTAAGATTCTGTCGTGCTTAACTGCAAGCCCTGCATCACACAAGACCTGGTATTGTCACCCTGCGGGCCTGGCTCGGGATGATAATTCGGCGCGTATTCACCCGGAGCTTCGTAGTGCATCCTCTTGATTAGCAGCAGGTATCCCTTAAACGACTGCCCCAGCTGATACTTCAGCGTGATCTCTTCCTCGGGTAGAGACATCTGGAAGTCAGGCCAAACCACACCGGAGGCGTTGCGGCAGATTAACAGCAGCTGGGTCCCAACCTTGATGCATTTTAGCTCATACGAGTCTGCGGAATCCATCAAGATTCCCGGACTGCGCGTCAGCACGCGGAGGCGCTTGTCGACATTAGCCGCATGCGCCTCCTGCACTGACATGATATCATCAGCCAGGCTGGCTACTACCCCTGGCTCGAGGACGTACTTTTCCATTTAATCCCTGTAACGCCTATTTGTGCAAGGATACGATAGCGGCGATTCCGCACCGGCAATGTTGCCTATCGTCATTGCATACACCTTGTCTCGAGTAACGTAAGATTCCACCCATACCAGGTTGGGGTCTTCAGAGGGCTCGACTCCGAATTCCCCGTTTGTCACACGCGCCTGCATGGAGTAGACCTTGAATGACGACACCGTATCGGTAGTCGATGCCCCGACTTCGGTTATCTTAATCCAACGCGCCACTACGGGGATGGAGATCTCATCATCAAACGCCCCCGCGGTGGTGTCATTCCAGTAAATAGTCTCCCATCCACTGATGGGAGCTGTACTCTGATCAGCATCGCTGTAGGATACGGCTATACCCCCACCCGTGGCGATTGTTCCCGTAATCTCCATGCGATGCACGGCGCGCACGCCAAAAGAGGAGTAATCCGGGAATTTATTCTGCCTATGCCATGGCTCTTCAGGCTCGAGGCCGGCGCCTAGGTCGATAACGATAGCCGCGCCATTACCGGCAGTGCTCGTTGCAGAAGTAGAGGCATCGCCGTCATAGATATTGCCAGGATTGGACCATGTACTTGAAGTACAATAAGAAGCATCCTGCCAATCCGTTTCAGGGCCACTGATGGCGCCGCCTTCTAAAACCAGGCTCCAATCTATGGGGGCATCAAAGGCCTCCGCCGACACCGCCGTCGGGCTTAGTGCAACATTAGGGTTAGTTGTCGGATTCCAATCAAAGAGGAAGCCGGGCGGGAGGGACTCGGAAACAGCCCCACTGGTCATTAGCGCGGTAGCAGCCCCCGTATCGAGCGTACAGGACAGCCTAACCCCGAGACAATGCACAGCCATCGCACACTCTGTGTCTTGGGAACTAGAGAAGTGGATCGGCTGCAGGAGTGGATAGGTGTGCTCACCCGGCGAGAGATCGACATCGTCACTCCTTAGAAAGACACGCCCCACTCTAGTATACTTGCTAGCGCTAGCACGCTTTTCCCAGAACGTAAACGTTAGCGTACAAAGCCCACTGCCTAGACTCGCTATTCTGTAGCGCAACCACGATATCGTGCTACCAGCAGAGGGACGCCACGACTTGCAAAACAGCGTTTTATCGTCAGGCATTAACTCGCCCCTGTCACGCACACCCCAGCCGCAAAAGCCACTATTGCCAACACCCTCATAGACCTTGATCTTGTCGTATATCTGCGTGTCCATGATGTTGTTAATGCCAAAAACGCTAGCCACGACATACCTCCTATATCTCGAAGCCTAAGTCAGTATAACATCTCTTTGGCTCGGGCAACTTACCGCCTAGACTGTACGGCCCGCTGAAGTCCGAAACGCCAGGGGCGATATTAAGCACGAAACTAGTTGTCTAACACGTCGCAATGCTAGGGGCAACACTCAGCGTGGCATTGCTTATCCTGAGATCACCCACTACGGGGGCGGGTAGTTGAGCTAAGCCATAGCCCATGTATGTAACGCCAAACCCGCCCCGTGGATCCAATACCCCGCCGAAGTTTTGACTAATCACCGGCGACCTTAGCGAGCGCAGCGTGGTTTCGTTGTACACTATGTCGACGATTGCATCACGAATACCAGGACGCACTACGTAATATGCCTTGTCGCCTATTGGCTTGTTGCGATTGATAAAAGCCACTACGCGGTCCCAATCAATAGGAAGATCGCCGCTAAATGCACAAACGAAGGTATGATGCGTCGCTGGATATCCTATCGGATAACGCGCCCACAGCCATGGATCAGTCACGCGGTCGATGATATCACACGCCCGGACGAGTAACTCACCCACGACTATTTCATCGCCAATGGCTATGTCTTGCCAGCCAGTCTCGCCTAGCGTCTTCCACGGCAGACCTGTGTCGTTCTGCACGATAATAGTCCCACCGGGGATTCTCAGCGTTAAGCTTGAGCTATCCATGGCCTGAACTATCCCACTCGCGGGAGCTATCGGCCAGTCGTTGTGAATGTAAATACCGCTAGCTAGTGAAGGCAATATCGGGCCGAGCAACTGACAAGCCCATAGCGTCAAGAGATCCCAATACGTCCGGCTTTCTTTTTTCCGCGCCGGGCCATAATCGACAAACTCGCCGAACCGATCCACCAT